CTCGAGTTTCTTCGTCATTAGCAATGCCTTGATAACAATCTACAACCATCCTAGCGTAGTTGCCAGTCATGGGAGAAAGGGCATCAGTGACCAGATATCCACTACAACGATCAGTTGCTGCATCAGCTATAGGGATGTTCTTGTCACGAGTTGTTATGTGTAGCTTACGCCAAGTACGAAGAGGATCTTGAATACTCGTAGTTGAACGAAAGGGTCAATAAACACCCTAGCGAGGAAGCACAGTCCTCGTTCAGGGATGTAACGCTCGATCTTAATGGTCATACCGATGGATTGGACGACCTTTACCAGTTGTTTTTCGTACTGGCGATCAAAGAGCATATCATCACCAAAGCACGGACCGATGGAGTTATATGCTTCCTCTGGGTTTAGGAATTTATTCTTCAACCTGAGCGCGGAATATTGAATAAACGCATTGAGAATGGTATTGAGGTCACAAGTTGTTGGTGAACCACTTTTAACGCCTGGGCCGGAGTCGTAACGAAAACCGAATGCTTTAGACTTTGCTGGACAAGTCACTAGCATATCAGTATAGCCCTTAAGTTCTTTCTGGACTAAGTTCCGGTCAAAATACCGATGGTATGCGGCATTCATAACACTGCGTTGACACCAAGGACTAACGGTACCATCGAAATTGGAGAAGTCTCCCTCGATTGGTTCCCTAACGGAACCAACGTATTCAACAACTTTATCAGCAATTTCTTTGGGCGTTCTTCCTGGCATGAACCAGTGTTTGTTTCTCTCGTGATGTAAAATCTCATCGCGGAATCGGTGGGTATACGCTGAGAATTTCAAAATATATCGCATATCAGCGAACGAGGAAATCATACGGGAACTCTTGTTCGTGGGTTCGTTCTTGATGAACCCTTCAATCTGCCGGCGGACATCAGAATCAACAGTATCCCAGATTTGATTAACAGCCAAACGCTGTGCGGGCTTGTCTAGTTTATCTCTTGTTTCTTCCAAGCTGTACGGAAAACCGTTCCCAACATCAGGAACGAGGAAACGAAGAAATTCACCGACATAACCCTTAATCTCATCATTAGGAATCTTCGTATTGGTGACGAAGGTGATTCGATTGTCGATGGAATCCGACAGAGACTCAACTCTTTTGGTTAACGGCATTAAATTGCAATCACCCACAAGGGGGGATGCATATTCTCGGGCATTTAGCTCAGGGATCGACGTCATTTGTTACAGGCCAGTGGGGCTTTGCCACGGCGCATTGTCCGATCACGGTATATGGGGCCCATTTGGGGTCCCAGCTTCCTGAATGGTATTGGGAAGCCATAGCTAGGGTTTCCGGGTCCTTATACTCCAATTGAATTAAACGAGACGTGACCGATTGTGCTGATGGTAAGCTTTTCATCATCTCGAATTCAGCTCTCTTCAAAGTCGCGATAGCAACTTCACCTTCTCTTCCAAACGAAACGATTTGTCCAGTATTGGCAATTTTATCCTTCTTTCTGAGCTCAAGGTCTGATGGAGACTCAGAAATCAAAACATTCCACCCGGGTTTATTCGGGTCCTTAAAGGACATTCGTTCCATTTTACGGGTGTTCATTTCAATTGGTAACCAGCGGAAACGCCAGTAGCTACTTGATGGTATCGTCCACACTAGAGTTCTGT